TTTATAGATGATTCACCCGGACTACCATTTAGTGGCACTGCAGATGCTACAACATTAACAGTAAGTTGGGATAATACTGCAACTAAAATTATTAGTTTATAAGGAGAAAAATGGCTATTCAATATCCAGCAGCTTTAGATAATCTCATTAACCCTACGGCTAATGACACTTTAAATTCCAACACAGTACCCCATGCAACACAGCATGCAAACTTAAACGATGCAGTAGAAGCACTGCAGACAACTTTGGGTATTAATCCACATGGATCGCACTTAACGGTAAAAGATAGAATAATTGCTGCTGAAACAAATATTTCAACCCAATCAGTTTTAAATGGGTTGACAGATGTTACTATAAACTCAGTTACCAGTGGTCAGGTTCTACGTTACAATGGCTCACAATGGATTAATTACGCGGAATCTAATCTAGTTGACGGAGGGAATTTTTAAAGATGTCTAATACACTGAGAATTAAAAGAAGGCCTAGCTCAGGCCTAGCAGGCGCGCCGGGTACATTACAAAACGCAGAACTAGCCTATAATGAAGCTGATGATATTTTGTACTATGGCAGGGGAACTGGTGGAGCTGGTGGATCTGCAACAACTGTTGAGGCAATTGCTGGCTTTGGAGCATATACATCATTAGGAACAAATCAAACCGTCACAGGAAATAAAACATTTTCTGGTGTAATTATCGTTCCAACACCAACTGCGAATACACATGCGTCAACAAAGCTTTATGTTGATCAACAGATATCTAATGTTAATAACACCATTGCAAACGTTGCTACCTCGTTTGTAATTGCCGGCGATTCTGGATCCAGTCAAACAATAACAACCGGATCTGATACAGTAACAATTTCCGGTGGTACTGGATTGTCTTCTGTAGCAGGATCCACTGATACCATTACGTTAAACCTAGATAATACAACAGTTTCTTCTGGATCATACGGTAGTGCTAGTAGTATTGGAACATTTACAGTTGATGCTCAGGGTCGTTTGACTCTAGCTGGAAATACAACTATAGGAATAACAGCAAGTCAAGTTTCAGATTTTAACGAAGCAGCGCAAGATGCAGTTGATTCTGCAATAACAGCTGGAACCGGTATATCTAAATCATATAACGATGGATCTAATACATTGACAATCACCAACAGTGGTGTTATTAGTTTAACTGGAACGGCTAATGAAATAGCAGTTTCTGCATCAAATGGTTCGGTAACATTAAGTCTCCCATCAAATGTAACTATTTCAAATAACTTAGTTGTAACTGGTGACTTAACCGTTCAGGGTAACGTAACAACGCTTAATACTGCAACGGTAGTTGTTGAAGATAAAAACATTGTATTGGCTAATACAGCTTCACCAACTGACTCAAGTGCTGATGGAGCGGGTATCACCATACTTGGTGGAACAAATAAAACATTTAATTGGGCTGATTCTACAGATTCTTGGACTTCATCTGAACATTTAGACCTTGCTGCTGGTAAAGTATTTAAAATTGGAACTTCAGAAGTACTTTCTAATACAACACTTGCTTCTAGTGTTGTCACCTCTAGCTTAACATCGTTAGGCACAATTACCATAGGTACTTGGAATGGCACTACTGTAGGTCTATCATATGGAGGAACTGGAGCAACAACCGCTTCAGGAGCAAGAACTAATCTTGGATTAGTAATTGGCACAGATGTACAAGCATATGATGGGGAGCTTACAGCACTAGCTGGATTAACATCTGCTGCAGACAGACTTCCATATTTTACAGGTTCTGGAACAGCTGCATTAGCAACATTTACTTCTTTTGGTAGAAGTTTAGTTGACGACGCCGATGCTTCCGCAGGAAGAACTACGTTAGGACTTGGAACAATTGCAATTCAAGATGCAAGTAACGTTTCTATCACTGGCGGCTCTATCACCAACTTAACAACATTCGATGGTATTAATATTGATGGTGGAACCTTTTAATTAAAACAGGAAAGGTTTTACAATGGCTTTACCAAGTATAACTTCAGGTCAAATAGCGATAGATCCTATTTCTGGAGTATTTTTCTTCAGGAACAATAGTGGAGCATTAGTAAGTTCTTCGTTGAACTTATTACAAGCATCAAATACTTTAGTTACAACAGAAGATAGTATACAGATTGCTGGCAATGTTGTTATCAGCGGAGATTTAACAGTTAATGGTGATACTACTATCATCAAAACTGAAGTACTTACTGTTGAAGATAAAAATATTGAACTTGGAAATATCGCATCACCAACAAATGCATTAGCTGACGGTGGTGGAATTACCCTTAAGGGAACAACTAATAAAACTTTTAATTGGTCAAATTCTACATCTTCATGGACATCTTCTGAAAATATAGATTTAGCTTCTGGAAAAGTTTATAAGATTAATGGTGTTGAAGTATTATCTTCTAACGCATATATTGGTTCATCCGCAAAATGGACGAATGCTAGAACGATTACTTTAGCTGGAGATTTAACTGGTAACGTATCAATAGATGGTTCTGCAAACGTAACGCTTACTGCAGCTGTAGCTGCTAACTCAGTAGCACTAGGTACGGATACAACCGGGGATTATATTTCATCACTTGTTGCAGGAACTGGAATCTCATTAGCTAATAACTCTGGAGAAACCGCTACTCCAACAATAACACTAAATGCGGTAATAGATGATTTAACAGATGTTACTTTAACCACTCCAGCTAATGGTGACTTCTTTAGATATAACGGTTCTGTTTGGATTAATGATGCTATCAATTTATCTACAGATACAATTGGGGATTATGTAGATCATCTTAGTGCGGGTACTGGTATAACTATTACTAACAACTCTGGTGAAGCTTCAATCCCAACTGTTTCGATTGGTCAATCAGTTGCAACAAATGCTAACGTTGCATTCAATCAAGTAACAGCCGCCTTAGTAGGCGCTGTCACTGGTAACGTAGCTGGCAATTTAACTGGTAATGTCACAGGTAATGTCACAGGAAATGTCACTGGTAATATCACAGGCAATGTTACTGGCAATCTAACTGGAAATGTTACTGGAACAGCAAGTAATTCAAATTCATGGGTTACCTCTAGAAGAATTACACTTGCCGGAGATTTAAGCGGAAACGTATTAATCAAAGGTGACGCTGATGTTACTTTAACTGCAACTGTAGTTGCTAATTCAGTTGCACTTGGTACTGATACAACTGGTGATTTTGTTGCCAACTTAGTTGCTGGAACGGGAATAACCATTACCGACAATACTGGTGAAGGAATGACTCCAGTTGTTAAAGTAGCAGATTCTTACACTACCAATATGGTTTCAAATATAGCTAACTCAGCATCAAGTGTTAGTGCTTATGCCGATACGGTAGGCAATACGGCCTATTCAAATGCTATATCTTATGTTAACAATAGAACGTTAAATGATTTTGCAGAAGTAGTGATTACAAGTCCAGTTTCAAATAACTTATTAGCGTACAATGGTTCTGCCTGGATTAATCAAGCATTTAACCTAGATAAATTGTCAGATGTTACAATTAACCCTAGCACTGTTGGACCCCAACAAATATTAAAATACGATGCAAATACATCGCAGTGGGTTAATGGTGCAGTTGATTGGTCACTGCCTGTTGGATTAGCCTACAAGAGCACTTTAGGAGATAATGTAAATCATACATTTACAATAACCCATGGACTTGGCACACGAGATATTTATGTAACATGTAGAACGACAGATTCACCATATGAGGTAGTGGAAGTAAGGTGGGCAGCAACCGATCTTGATAATGCTACATTTACATTTTCTACAGTACCAGCAAATGAATCAATTTCAGTAACAATATTTTCTAATGTTTCTAGCGCTATATTAAATGTTACGGCTTTAAGTAGCTTAGATGACTTTGTTGTCGCCGGCAACGGAATTACCGCAGGACAATATATTACTTGGAATGGTACAAAGTGGTACAATAAAACATTATTACTAGATGATGCATCCGATGTACAGCTCAATACCGTAACTACTGGTCAATTTCTAAAATGGAATGGTTCCAATTGGGTTAACGCAAACATACCAACAATAAATACATTAGATGATGTTGGTGATGTCACTATTACCTCCGGTACAGATGGTGATTTCTTAAAATATAATGGTAGCGCTTGGGTAAATGATCCTATTAATCTTGGAACAGATACAGTTGGTGAATATGTCACATCTCTTGTTGCTGGTACTGGTATAACCTTAGCAAATAATTCTGGTGAAGGTGCAACTCCAACAGTCACTGTTGATACAACTGTTATTCAAGCACGAGTAACGAACGTATCAGATATAGAAATT